AAAGGGATAGTCGTCGTACCCGTTGAGCAGTTCGTGCTTCGCGTACTTCGGTTCCTCGGAGGTTCCGTAGTAGTTGTTGTGGAAAACGGTGCAGTAGATGCCCTCGGACTTGTCTTCCTCGGAAACGAGCCGCTGATAGCAGTAGATGACCTCGTAAAGCTCGGTGGTCTGCTCCTGAGCGATGCGGGTGTAGGACGTGTTGGTCCGGGGATCGTTCATATCCACGGAAGTCACCTGCATCTCCATGATCTTGTCCGCCCACTCCGCGTCCCAGCCCTCCGTAGCCACCTTGTTCTTGATCTCTTGCGCGGTCATCAGGACGCGCCAGAAGCAATACGGGGCCTTCTGGGGGTCGGTCGTGTAGGCAGGGAAGAAAACATCCCCATCAGGAGCCAAAGCAGCGACCTTGGGGCAGTTAACCGACTGCCGGACCACCGGGAACTCGGCAGAACCCTCTTTCCGCAGCTCCTTCAGAGCCTTCTTGGCCCGCTTGTCAGTCAGATTGGCAAACTGACCCTTCAGAAGCTGAATCACCTGCTCATCCGACTTCCCGTCGAGGATGATCTGGGCCAAATCGGGGCTCACCTGAGCAATCTGGGACAGGTCCAGACGCTGAAGGAAGGTGCGGTTCTCCTTCTGCCACCCGACGTAGGTGACCATAATGCCCCGCTCCAGCAGATAGTTGGCACCCAGCTCCATCTGCCGCTTAAAGTCAGGGATGTAGGAGGCCACCATCCACTTCAGGAAGGCACTAACCACCCGCGCCCGGCCAATATCCCCTACTTCGATGGGGTACGCCCGGATGTGCGCCCGATTGAGCGCAGACATAAACAGCGCAACGTAGGTGTTGATACGCTCGTCGATGACCTGCACCTCCGAATCCGCCGCTCCTTCAAAGGGGAAGGCGTCGCTCCCGTGCTTACGCAGGTCCTTGGACTTTCCCGGCCAGATGTTTCGGCGGTAGTCATAAGAATCCCGGGTACTCTGCAAGTACCAGTCCAGATCGTTGATCGTCGTGTCGTAAGCGTTCTTCAGCGCGGCGACATTGGGAACCGCCCGGACGTAGGTCAGGGCTTCATTAAGGTCATTAGTTTGCATTCAGTTTGCGCTGGAGATTCTGGACGATTGTATACGCAACGCCCTTGTGCGCCCCTATTTTGTCAGCCAGCAGTTCCGGGCTGATTGGCTGGTACTGAGCCGTGAGGGTACGGGTCAAAATCTCAAACCCCAGCAGACGGTCCATCTGCTCGGCCTGCCACACGGGGTTTAGGGTGATATCACCTTCCGAGGGCTTCATAGCGGTAGGTGGTGCCGTTCTTGTCGGTGATGACATCGACGAAGATCGGTTTACCAATCAGCTTATCACAGTCGCGGGGTCGGACAGCTACGGGAACTAGAGGCTTGTCCTTCTCCATCAGGCAATAAACCCAATGGGGATTCGGAGCGCGGCGAATCACCCGCATCTGCAAACGCTTCGGCACAGCCTCGGGGACGGCCACAGCCAGTCGCAGCTTCTCGGCCCCCTCCTCCGTAAAGAACTTCCGGCCCTCCACCGTAACGTACTCCCCCTCTGCCAGACGCTCGTCCCTCAGCTTGGCTAATTGGAACTTGGTGATGCCAAGCTCCGTACACAGATCATTGAATGCGATCATCAGTAGGCCCTTCCAGTCGGTTTAATGGTTCTAAGTGAGTTGGGGTCGATAAAGCGTATCCCTGCCACCGCCGCATAGCGAATGCAGTCGATGGGGTCTTTCCACGCCTCATCCTGCCCTCCATCCGCCGTGTACTCCTGAAAGGCTTGGATGATGTTCTCGCAGCGGTCCGAGATGTACAGATGGGGCCGATTCAGGGAGTCCACCGGAGCCTTCTTGTTGTACGAAAGCTTGGTCTGGATGGCCTGCAAACCATCCTCGATGTCCAAGCCGGGGGCTGGGAGGAACACTAGCCCCGCATCCTCAAGGTCTGCCATAACGGACGATACGCCGGTTTGCGTCTGATATTTGGCTGCACCTAACCGAGGATCGATCAGCCGCTCAAAGATGGTGTCGTTCGTATCGGCCTCCATCCCGGTGATGAGATCAACGTAATCGCGGATGCCATAACCCAGACCCTTAGACCCCTCTCCACCAATCCACTTACCCCCGTGCCATCTGGCCCACTCCCCGACATTCACATCCGGCCATTCTCGGTAAATCCACCACGTATCAGAAGGGTCCACGGCAATCCACGCCATAAACCAGTTCTTCCGTCCAGCAGGATCGAGGATGAGATATTTGGTCGTACCCGATAATTTAATCGAGTCGTGGGCTACGACGTTCAGGTCTCGGCTGAAGTTGGGGAACTTCGTACTGACTGACTTCGTTGCGATGCCATACGCACGGGTCAGAATCTCCGCTTCCGGCCTATTGGCTAGGTCCTTGGCGATACGGTCGTAACCACCGAAGGGGTTGTCCCGACTGTGGAAGTAGATGATCCCGGCATCCCGGTTCCTTGAACGCTGTAGGTATGGGACGCTCCGGCCACCCAGAAGCTCGGCGGGCTTAGATCGGACGGTCTCTGCTCCCTGCACGTAGTCTCGGACAACTTCGGTGTAGCCGTCGATAGGTGTAAAAGTAACGACCAGCTTGCTGTTGCGAGTAGCCAACCGGAAACGAAGAGTGCTAAGGAGCTCCGGTCCGACCAGATATTCATCACACCAAGCGCCAATGTTGATCCAGCTAGGATTCCGGCACCCCAACTCAGCACCCTCAAGGATTGTGTCGTTGTTAAGGAATTGGGCATAGGTCTTGAAGATGATGGAGCTTTTGCTGACAGGGAGGATGAGGCTGGACTTGGAGAACCCGTTCTTCCGGGTGTAGGACACGTTCTCCTCCGTACCCAACACCTTCACCTTAAACTCCTCTGGCAGAGCGTCATAGACCGCAGACTGCTGCTGACGGATGGAGACATCCGCATTCTGGGCAAAGCACATTATGACCGACCCCGGATTCTCGACTGCCGCCTTAACCACGGCGTGTGCTGCCCAACTTGTTTTGCCAGAGTTGTGCGACAAAACACCGCCAGCCACGTAGTTACGATAGCTTGGCACCTCAAAGTCCCAAACTACATCATATCGGAGGAAATCGACCTTGACAATACGAACGTGTGCTACACTATCTCCTCCGTATGAGACCTGATCGTATCGAATATCCGATTGAAGAGATTCGCGGCTTAATTGCCGCTGGCTGGACGCAGCAGAAGATCGCGGACGAACTAGCTCGCAAAGTCGATCCACGAATAACCGCCAAGTCGATCTACAAGGTGTGCAAGAAGCACGGGATAAAATGTCAGCGAACGGGTCCCCGCGCTGGCGAAGGGCATCCCGAATGGCGCGGCGGTAGAATCCGGGGTAAAAGTGGGTATATCCACGTTTGGGCTCCGGACCATCCTGAATGCCAGCGAGTAAACGAAGCTCGGCGTGTGAAGGCGGACGGGAAGTACTATCGTAAGGAAAAGTACATCCAAGAGCACCGACTGGTGATGGAGGCGCACCTTGGCCGCTACCTACTGCCGACGGAGGTTGTTCACCACAAGAACGACGATCCGACGGACAATCGGCTTGAGAACCTTGAGCTGTTTGACTCGAACGCCAAGCATCTGGCAACGACGCTGGCTGGGCAATGCCCGAAGTGGACCCCGCTTGGGCTGGCTCGGATTCGGGCTTCCGCGATTCTGAAAGGCTTTCCAGAGGCCCGCAAATGCTCATTCCTTCAGCTAGCCAACCTGCTTCTCTCCATCCAAACGGAGTTAGAACTAGATGTGCCTCCGAGCAAGATAGAGTTTGTCCATTGGCTAACGAAAAACGGACTAACCGCTGAACAGGCTTTTGAAAGGGCTTCTCAGCTCGCGCCACCACAAATCGCTGCGTAGCCTCATCCCAAGCCTCTACGTGGAACGCCTCCGTGATCTGATCGACGCGGAGGCTTTTCTTTTGGATTGGATCGTAGACCTCCTGCCCCCCGGCAAGACAACGATTTCCGCCACTTACAAGCAATTCTGCGTGAGTGGTCAGTAGCTCCTCGGCGTCCTTCCAATGGGGTAGCTTCCACCCATACCGATAGGGGTCACGCCTGCTATTGGCGATAGCCGAGTGGTAAAGTTCGTGAAGCTTCAGGACATCCTGCGGCTCCATCGCCGCCAACTCCTCGTCAGTCGGCGGCTTTAAGACTTCGTGCGGTTCCCAGACTAGGGCCATTGTTAAAGGAAAGCCTCGTTTTCTTTAATTCCGGAAAATGGAATTAAAGGAAAGCATAGTTTGTCTAGACCTCCACAGGTTTAGCCACCACTTCCACGCTACTAGCCTTCAGCTTGGCCCGGGCTTCCTCAATAGCCTTCATCGCATCCTCCAAGCTAGGCGCGGCACCCTTGTGCTCCACCACCACCTTGTTCTCCCCCAATGCTGCAAGGAACTTGTCATTAGCTATACCCCAAGGAATAGCCAGATCACGAATGTTGGTCCGCGCCAATTGCTCAGGGTCTTCCGCCAACTGCCGCATCTTCTCCTTCTGCAACAACCTCAACCCCTCCGCAATCTCCAGCGCATCCTGCGCCAACTCCCGCCGCCTATCCTCCAACACCATCTGATGCCGGGCCTTTAGCCGACTAATCGTCTCCCACTTCATCCCCAGCTCCTCCCTAATCTTCCCAAAGGAACACCCCTCCGCCAACATCTCCAAAGCCTTCACCGCCTTCGCCGGGTCCCGCCTTTCCAGATAGTTCCCCTCAGCCTCCCCAAACTTAGCGATCTCCACCGCCATCTCAGAAACAGGCTTTCTAGCCCGTTTAACGCGTTCTTTCGCCATTTAGGTAGGCTGGTATGCCCCGAGAGTCTAGGTCAAGCCTAAAGGCAAAGGACGGGCTTTTAGGGACCATCTTGTAAATTTTTTAAAAGGGGTGAGTGGAGCATAGGGCGACATCTTGGGAATTTTTTAAAAGGGCTTAGTGGAGCAATCCCAATTTACCCCCCACCCCCCCCCCCCCCCCCCCCCCCCCCCCCCCCAGGGGGGGGGGGGCGGGTCCCCGGACCAAAAATTAAAGA